AAATACGAATGAAATTATAAAAGAAGCTCCTCAACATAGACAAGATTATTTAGCATCTTTAGATAAGACAGGTAAAAAGAAAGAGAAACGTGATGATAGTAAATGTAAAGACGTACACGTAGAAGATTATCAAAAAAGAGATGAAGAAGGAAATCCAAAATATAAAACAGTACCTGTATATGAAAGTGGAGAAAAACCAGACCCAGCTGATTTTGGACCCGATGGTTCATATTATACTGGATTGATGGGCGCTGGTTATATAGGTCCTAGAGAACGTGGAAAAGCGGTAGGTACTACCAAAGAAAACGCCTTTAAAGCAAGTGAATTGGATTCTAAAACAGGATATTTTAAGAGAGATGGAAAATACTATGATAAAGATGGAGAGGAAATAAATGAAAAAGGACAAAAGTTAGATGCTCAAGGTAATACAACACAAAAAACAGAAAGATGTTGGTTATGTTGGCCTCCGGGAAAAGAGGTCCCATCTACGCAAGAAGTTGCTGATTTAGAAGATGATTTAACTCCGGAACAAAAGCATGTTGCACATCATGCAGAGCATGTTGAGCATGAAAGAAAACACGCAGTTAAACATTTGGCAATTGAAGCCTCATTGATAATTGGAGGTGCATTGGCTGGCCCATGGTTATTAGCTAAAGCGGGACTTGGTGGAGCTGCAGCAGGTGGAACGCAAGTAGCTGGAACACAAGTAGCCGGAACGGTAGCTAAAGAAGCTGCACATCATGGTGCTGGTGAAATTCTTGCACATATTGCAAAAGATTTTGGAAAGCATGCGTTGGCAGAAACACTTGGAGTATCAAATCCATATGCGGCAGCTGGAAGTGGTTTGGCTGCAAGTGCATTAAGTGGTGGTATATTAGAATCATTTTGGAAGGAAATTGAAGGATATGATTTAGTATTAGAAGGTGTTGGTGATAAGAATGATGAGCTTGCTAGTAAAGATTTTTTTGAAAAACTTTGTAGATTGGGGTTGGAGAAAATGAAAACTTACAAAATGACTCCTCAGCAAAAATTAGAAAGTATAAGGTCATATAAGTTTGAAAAAGCCCAAAAAGAAAAAGAAAAAGAAAAGAAAGATAAATTAAAAGATTTAGCTAGTTTATTGAAAGAAAAAACATCAAACTCAAAGCAAACTTCTATAAATGATTTTGTTGAATTTGCATCTAAGAGATTAAATTTAAAAGAAACTCCAAAAGTTAATTTAGTGAGTGGAAATGAATTTAAAAATGAATTAGCAGCTTTAGGTGGATATGACCCTTCTTCAAAAGAAATATTTGTTGCAACCGATAAAAGATTGACAGCTGATATTTTAAGAACTATTGCACATGAAATGGTACATAGAAAGCAAGAAGAAAAGGGATTCCTTAAGAACATTGATAAAGATGGTTCAGCTGGTTCTAGAATAGAAAATCAAGCAAATGCAATTGCAGGAATTTTGATGAGAGAATATGGCAAGGTAAACAAAGAAATCTATAACGAAAATATAAATAAAATGGGAATAAAATCATTAGTAAGGGAGATAATTTCAGAAATTACTTTGGAAGCAAAAGGTGAAACATTTACAGCTATCAAAAAAGATACTGGTATGACATCCGTGTTTAAATCAAAAGAAGCAAGAGATGCGGCTGTAAAAGGTGGTACTCATAAAATGACAAAAGCTGATAAAGAAGCTCCAAAGAAAATAGCAGGTAGTGGTATGGATTATAGAAAAACTGCTGATGTTAAAAGAAAACCTACTAAAGCAGAACCTAAACCAACAAATGATACTGAGCCGGACTTCTCAAAAATGAAACCAGCACAACTTAAAAAGTTTGTTGATGATAGAATTGCTAAAGTTGAATCTGAATTTGACAAATCTAAAAATAAAGCTAAATATGCAACGGATTTCATGCTAAAAAGACAAGCTGAAATAAATAGTAATTATTTAAGACCTGCAGGTTCTCCTGCATCATCTTTGGGAGAAAATAATGGTGGTAAATATATTAATCAAATTTGGAAAAAAGGTGGAAACTTAACACCGCAGGAGGAAGATGCAATTATAAATGAAATAATGGAAACCCCATTAGCTCAAGAAATTCCGCAAAAAGATAGAAAGAGATGGGCTAAAATCGCATTGGAAACTGCAAAAACCGAAGTAAAGGTTTTAATGTATCAATCAAAGTATAAAGCAGCTAAAAAACAAACACCACCATATCCAATGGGTGTTATTATGGATAAGCAATCTAAGTCAATACTTAAAAAACATTTTGTTGAGTTAATGAAAAATGCAAAAACTCCTAAACAAAAACAACATTATCAAAAGCAATTAAATTATATAGATACATTAACTGAAAGTGATACTGGTGTTATGTATGAAAGAGAAGATGGTACTGTTGGATTTAAGCATACATCCAACAAAAGTGCATATAATGACCCACATAACAATACATCAGTTGATGAGAAGATAAAAGCTATGAATCAAACTATGGGTGGTAACTTAGACCCTAAGCTTGCAAAGAAAATGCAAGATGTTAGTAAAAAAGTAGCGGAAGCTTCTGCTGGCATTGAGGATGCATGTAGAAAATTTGATGAGGGTAGAGATTCAATGAAACCAAATGAGAGAAATGCACAAGACGCAATTATAGCAAAAGTAGTTAGTGCATACCCAGTAAGAGGTGGTGGAAAAAAGAATTATTTAGATGAATGTAAAGGTAAACCTTGGTTTGATAAAAAAGCAGCTGAGTTGGGTATAAAAACTCCAGTAGAATCTGAAAAAGATGCAGCTAGAATAGCTATTGCATGTGCAGGTGATACGCCAGCACCAACAGCCGCTTTAAAAGTTTTAATTAAAGTAAGTGAAATGTTGGAAAAGGTAACACCGGAAACAGCAGCTAAATTAGCACCAGCATTTAATTTAAGTGCAGATGAATTATTAAATTTGGCAAATAGTGCTGGTATATTAAAAGCAGCAGCTAAAACTCGTAGAGATGTTATGGGTGAAGCTCATACTGAATTAGTAACTGAAATTCAAAAAGCAGATAAAGCAACAAAACCACCAGCATACCCTTATGATAAAAACGCAGATAACGGACCACATCAACAAGCATATGTAAAGGATTTCCTACATAGAATGCACTTCGCATCTTATATATTAGGTGAAAGAGATGGTGTTAGTTCTCAAAATATTGGAGGTGATAATGTTGAACCTGAATATTATAGACAATGTTTAGCAGAACTTTCTGGATATACTGGAAAATTGGATACACCAGAGGGTAGACAAGGATTGGTTTCTCATTTAGAAAAAAGAGTTAGAGTATCACCAAAAGATGATTCTATTGTATTCGTAAATGGAAAAACAAAAGCAGAATTGGGTAAAGAGGTATATCGTACAAAAGGAGAATCTAAATCTGTTGTAAGTGGATTAGGAAAGGAAATGCAAGGTTGTTTGAAAGGAAAAGCAAACAAAGATAAAAAATAATCAGTTTTTACCCTTCCTTTTGGTTTTTGATATTTATAGACAATAAAAGAAATAAGAGGAAGAATGAAGACACAGTTACTTTGTACATTTACAACAAAGGAGGAGTTACAAAACACTCTACAACAAATAAGAGAGACTTATCATATAGTCTATAACTATATTTATATATTACAAAACAAGTCCAATTTAGAGGAATTGTTTGTAACTTATAATATAGATACTGCTTTCCAACCGGAGACTCCATTGGAAAACACAATACTAATACATAGAAAGAAAGAATCTAACTCACTTTACACTATAAATGCTCTTAACGAATTAGTTAAAGAGGAAAATGGTGGGGTGTTGGATACATCTTTTGTCATCAATTGGCAGAAGTTCAAAAATTCAATTATATTAACAAACGCCGAAGGAACTAAGAAAATTCAGACAAGAGTTTTTGAGGTAATTGATTTCGGTGAAGGAAATAAAGAAGTTACGGAAGGACAATCTAAATAATTTTTATTATGTTATTAAAAAAGGGAGATAATAACGAAAACGTAAAGTTAATGCAACAAAAGCTTGGTATCGAGCCGGCTGTAACTAACTTTGGACCAAAAACTGAAGCAGCTGTAAAAGAATGGCAGGCAAAAAATGGTTTAACTGCAGATGGTATTGTAGGACCATCAACTTGGGCAAAAATTATGGGTGAAGCAACAACATCAGTACCAACACCCGTAGCACCAGCTCCAATAGCAACTGTGGGTGGATTAAAATTAGATAAATTAAAAGGACATATTCCTGATGCAGTAATCGCAATGATTCCTGATACGGCAGCTAAGTTCCAAATTAATACTCCATTGAGATTAGCACACTTCTTAGCACAATGTGGACATGAGAGTGGCGGATTCAAAGCAACGCAAGAAAACTTAAACTATTCAGCAAAAGGATTGGCAGGTATCTTTAAAAAATACTTTCCAACTGAAGCAGCTGCAGCACCTTATGCTAGACAACCACAAAAGATTGCATCTAAAGTATATGGTGGTAGAATGGGTAACGGACCTGAATCAACAGGTGAAGGTTACAAATTTAGAGGTAGAGGATATATTCAATTAACAGGTAAAGAAAACTACACCGCATTTGGTAAATCAATTGGTGAAGATATGACAGCAAATCCTGATAAGGTAGCATCATCTTACGCTTTATTATCAGCAGCTTGGTTCTTCTCTAAAAACGGATTACATAAGATAGCAGATGAAGGAGCTAGTGATACAGTTGTAACAAAGATTACTAAAAGAGTAAACGGAGGAACAATTGGATTACCGGACAGAATCAAACACTTTAAAGAATATTATCATTTATTAGCATAAAAAAGAAAGGGAGTTAAATACTCCCTTTTTTATTTGGTAGTATCAGGTATTTTTCGTATCTTTGAGTAAATCTCAAACCCATATAAATGCTTAATCTGATTAAAAAATATACTTCAAAAAAGATTTGGAAAGTCCAATAAATTGTTGTATATTTGTAATCTCTTTATATTTATATACATAGAGGGTGAAGGACACTCACCTAAATAAAACCATAAAACATAAACTCTTAAAACGCAAAAAAATGGCTATTAACTTAGACGCAATCAGAGGTAGACTGAACAAACTACAAAGCACAACTTCAAAGAAAGTAGAACTTTGGAAACCAGCTCCGGGCAAACACACTATTCGTTTAGTCCCTTACAAATTCAACAAAGAGAATCCTTTTATTGAATTATTCTTTCACTACAACATTAACAACAAATCTTATCTATCTCCATCTTCTTTTGGCAGACCTGACCCTATCGTTGAGTTCGCTGATAAGTTGAAAAGAATGGGTGATAAAGAAGATTGGAAAGCTGCCAAGAAAATGGAGCCGAAACTTAGAACATTCGTACCAGTATTGGTAAGAGGTGAAGAAGGTGAAGGTGTAAGATTCTGGGGCTTTGGAAAAACTGTATATCAAGAAATTCTTGGTTACATCGCAGATCCTGATTATGGTGATATTACTGACCCAAATGAAGGTAGAGATATTACTGTTGAAGTAGTATCAGCTGAAGACAGTGGTACTTCTTACCCTGTAACAACAATCCGTGTTAAACCAAAGGAAACTCCTTTAGCAGCAACTAAAGAAGAAACTGACAAGTTTATTAATGGACAAACCGAAATCACAGACCTTTACCAAGAGTTGACTTATTCGGAATTGAAAAATGTATTAGAAGGTTGGTTAAACCCATCCGCTAATGGTGATGAAGATACATCTACTGCAGCAGTAGAAACGTTAGCATCTACCGCAAAAAATGATGAAGCACCATTTGATGTTGATGAAACAAAATCAGCACCAAAAGAATCACCGAAGAAAATCGATGATGTAGCATCAGCATTTGATGACCTTTTCAATTCATAGTAAATAAGTAACAACATGGCGAAAGCAACGAAAGAGGTAGACTTAGCAGAAGTGCTAGCGGACTCCCTAAACAAACAAGCAAAAGACCAAAAGGTAGCATTCTTTTTGGACAACAATGACTCCCCTACAAACGTAGAAGGTTGGGTATCAACTGGAGCATCAATGTTGGATGTGGCAATCTCTAATAGACCTTATGGAGGTTTGCCTG